GCTTACTTTGTCAGTTGACTTTTGGCGGCACTTGCTAATATAATGGTTACACACCAACTAATCTGCCCGTAGCTCAGTTGGATATAGAGCAACGGACTTCTAATCCGTAGGTCGGGGGTTCGAATCCCTCCGGGCAGGCCAATTTTTCTTTGACCGTAAATACTACATGCGTTTGACTAGAATATTTTTACTTGTAATATTTTCTATATTGTCTAGCTTGACAACAGCACAAACTGTTAAAAAATCTAAACCAGTAACAGTTGAGCCTGCTCGTGCGGTGCTTCTTTTTGATCGCAAAAGCAACACTATAAGACAAAATATCAACGCTTATCAGGCTATGCCAATAGCCAGCATTACCAAGGTAATGACAGCCTATGTGGTGCTTGACAGTGGAGTTTCACTTGATGAAATGCTTACTGTGGTACCACAGAAGCTGGAAACCAGTCGGACCTTAAAGGCCGGCACACAGGTTTCCAGACTGGAGTTAGTACGCCTTAGTTTGGTTGTCAGCGACAACCTAGCAGCCAAGTTGTTGGCAGTTCATCACCCCGGTGGGCATGATTTGTTTGTTGAGAAAATGAATCAGACTGCTCGCAGTCTGGGAATGGTGAATACAAATTTCATTGAAACCACTGGATTATTACAGAATACCAGCACGGCCTGGGATCTACACCTCTTGAACAAGGCTGCAACCAAGTATAGTATTTTTAGAGAAGCCGCCATGAGCAAAACCTTGGAATCTGAATCCTTGAACAAACGAGGCATCTGGCAACGAGTAATAGTTCACAACACCAGTGCCTTTGCCGGGGACTATGATATCAAGGTCAGCAAGACTGGGTTTACTGCGCCAGCAGGCTGGTGTATTGCCATGATGATAGAACACCAAGGGCACACTTTTGATCTCATAGTACTTGGTAGCCCCTCAAAGAAAATACGCAATGACTTAGTGTCTAGTTACCTCAAGGACTATATGAATTTTATAACTAGAAACTCTGTAATACAGAAGATAGATCTCACTGACAATGATACTGGTTTCGAAAGTCCTCAATAACAGACCAAGGTTCTAGAAACCGTAAGCTCATAATTATTCTAGGAGCGGATCCAGTCCAGTTAATTGAATGTAGCATGTCGGTTCTAACAAAGCTGGCCTGTTGATTAATCTTGGTCAGCTGATTGTTCTTAAAAGCAGGCTCGCCCAAGTTTTTCCATCTATCTGCTATGGTTGCACCTTGTGCTTGCAGGCGCTTGCGTTTTTCGCCACGAGGATTAATAAATTCGTCAATGCACAAAGAAGGATGAGTAATGTCAGTGATGTTCCACCAGGTCATTTCTTCATTGTCACTGCCGTTGATTAATATGTTAAACCTAATAGGCACCAATCCGTCAACATCGTTGAAGGTGTCGATGTGAGGATTGCCTCGGCAATCTGGTTTAGGCCGTGGTAACTGCTTGTATAAGAACCATTGTATTGCTGGTGGTTGCATTGTTGCCACTGGTGTGGAACTAAGGTGTTCCATGATTTCTTGGTAAGCAACAGAGCCATACCAATCTACATTGTCAACGGTATCAGTTACCAATGCCGCCGATAGCGGTGCATTTCGTTGAAAATTTTCAAAGGTGGGTTGTATGCTTTGCCGGATCCAAGTTAGATTGGATTCGCTGATACTAAAGGGGATAGTAAGATATGGCAACATATCATTACTTATTATTGGTTGCTAGACTTATTTATCAAATTATTTGTATTTCAAATTTGATTCGTGGAAATTTAACCAACTTGAACAGACTTGACAACAGTGATAAATAATTATATACTGCTATATCATAATGAGGAGATTCCTATGATTGTACACATTGATGTTGGTGTAAAAAAGGAAAACGGTAAGTGGGTAGGACGCTGGAAATCAACCAGCGGTGTCACAGATAATTTTGCCTGTAATGATTGCACAGATTATCCCGCAGAGATTTTGGCAAATCGACGCGAAGAGCTAGAGCGTAAGTTAGACAAAGCATTGCGCTTGGCTTTCCCCAAGGCCAGTTACATTGTTCAACATCGCGATAACATGGAAGATTGGACTCATGCGTAATCTGGGTGCAGAACAACGATTTGCAGATCGCTTGTTTATTGTTGGTGGTGCGCTGTTCCTGCTGGGACTAGCGGCATTGGCCATTGGTACAGAAATGCTGGTACTGAGTTATTTTTCTGTGGATCCTACAATGTTTTGGATCTGGCAAGGCGTCTGGGCAGTTGCTACAGCAGTGATAGTCAGCATGGTTGCTAAAATGATTAAATCAAATACTGTGGCAAAGAATGGCGATAGCTAATAACCACTACGAAACCAGATATGCCACGGAAGACAAAGGTCTCCATTGGTTGTACCTTAAAAACTTTGGCTATGCCGACGACATCAGCGGGCACGAGTTTATTGAATTGCAAGCGGAAATTCGTGCGTTTATTGCTAAGATGCAAGACCAACTCCAAAGTCACAATATCAGCATTGCAAATGTTGCAACACAGCAACAAATAGATCATCGCCGCCTAGGCAGCAGAGTCAGTGTGGCAATTGCGTTTAAAACCAAAGAAGAGCTTGTAATGGCCAAGCTCGCACTCGAATGCGACGAATTAGATTAGCAAACCTATCATTGGGCGACCCTGACGACATTGAAATCTTTGCCGGTGCCGCTGTATGGAACTGGACACAAACAGATAATGGCCGGCGCATAGTTGAGCAATTTGACATTACCACAGACAAAATGTACTGGACTCGAGGAACTTTTAGGCAAGATTCATATTCCATTACTGTGGACATTTGGGCTGACATTGACAAGGAAACTGAGGTCCTAATGAAGTTGTCCGGATTTTTGCCAAACAGGTAAACGAATCCTTAGGGTCATGCGTTATATATAAGTGTAGATGAATAATATTGTTCATTCTGCAAGTTTCTTAACCCTTAAGGAGATACTATGAAACTCGTTACAACTTTAATCGCTAGTTTGTTTGCTGTTGGTACAGCATTTGCTCAAGCCCCAGCTGGTCCAGCCAAGGCCGAAGCCAAGAAAGAAGAAAAGAAAGCTGATGCCAAGCCAGCTGAAAAGAAAGCTGACAAAAAGCCTGACGCCAAAAGCGAAGCCAAACCAGCCGCTAAGGATCAAAAAGCCGAAGCTCCTAAGAAGTAATCCATTAAGATTATCGCTAATAAGATCTGGAACTTTAGAGCCATCGGATATTTGGTTTGAAGATGAAGATGTCATTGTTCGTTCTTGGTGGAGGCTAGAAATTGTCACACTCGACGAGGACGGAGAACCTGATCTTAGTGATGAAATTAAATGGAAACTGTTCTTAGCTCGCACAGCGGCTTTGATTCGGTACCGTGAGAAATGGGGCTAGACATAGCCCCATTTTTCTTTAATAAGTACACGGATGCATAACATTAAACCGACGGCGCGACATCACATCAATATATGAAATTTTGTTAGGATCTTAATAACAACAAGGTTCTCATTTTCTTGTAAACTTTTAACTAAATACGCTATCAAAGGAGGCAGTTATATGTTAGAAACATTATTTTGGTTAGCACTAGGCGCATTTGTTGGATGGAATTTCCCACAACCACAATTTGCAAAAAACATTCAGGCTCGTGTACTAGGACTTTTCCGAGGCAAGGAGTAACGCCATGGCTTATAGCGACAAAGTGATAGATCATTATGAAAACCCCAGAAATGTGGGCAGTTTTGATAAGTCTGATGCTGCCGTTGGTACTGGTATGGTTGGTGCACCTGCTTGCGGTGATGTTATGAAATTACAGATCAAAGTAGAAGGTGGCGTTATCACGGATGCCAAGTTCAAGACTTACGGCTGTGGTTCAGCGATTGCCAGTAGTTCATTGGTAACCGAATGGGTCAAGGGCAAGACACTTGACGAAGCAACAACCATTAAGAACACGCAGATTGCCGAAGAACTTGCACTGCCACCGGTGAAGATCCATTGCAGTATTTTAGCCGAGGATGCTATCAAGGCGGCTGTGGAAGATTACAGAAAGAAGCATATTGATCCAGACACGGAACCCCACGCATGATATCACTGACTGAGACGGCCCAAACTAGAGTCAAAGCAATGTTGGATCAACGCGGCCGCGGCCTTGGTATCAGGATTGGTGTTAAAACAACAGGTTGCTCTGGACTGGCTTATGTGCTAGAATATGTAGACAAGTTAGAAGAACACGATCACATTTTTGAACTTGGTGGAGTTAGAGTGGTAATTGATTCAAAAAGCATTGTCTATCTAGAAGGCATGCAAATTGACTATGTACGCAAGGGACTCAATGCTGGGTTTGAATTTCAAAACCCAAATGAGCGAGATCGCTGTGGATGCGGCGAGAGCTTTAGAGTATAGGGAGCTCACTATGAAAAAGTTTGTATTAGCTATTGTTATTGGAATGAGTATGATTGGTTCGGCTGTGGCCAACGATAGACATTATCGTCCGCATCACAGACCCCATGTGCAACACCACCATCACGGACATCATGGTAATCATAGATGGGTAGCACCACTGATTATTGGCGGAGCCATTGGCTATGGTGTCACACGATACTACAGTCCGCCTCCAGTTTATTATCCTGATCAGCCGGTGATCATGCATCGGCCGCCTGTTGTTGCACCTCAATGTACTCGTTACATTTATCAAGACACATACGGCAACACAATCAGAGAAGAAACTCGTTGCGAATAAAATTGGACTCTGCTAAAATTGTTGACATGAACATCAACGAAATCACTGAGATCAACAAAATCCTAAAACATCTAGACCAAGCTGATCATGATAACTTTTGTTATGCATGGTATCAAGGTCTAGATCCTTTCAAAGAAAATCCCGAAGCATTATTACTCATGGCAAACGCGGTGCTGACACATTTCGAAGTGCCATTGTATGCCACTGGTCTAAGCTGGGATCCGTTCACAGAATGCTTTGTTTGGAAATTTGGTAAAAACACCAGCCCCGACCGCCCATAATTAGAAACAACAGTAAAGGAAAATCTATGAGTCTAGTCCCAATGGTCATTGAAAAGACCAGTACCGGTGAGCGAGCATTTGACATCTACAGTCGCTTGCTCAAAGAACGCATTGTCATGTTAGAAGGCGAAGTACATGACCAAATGGCCAATTTGATTGTGGCTCAGCTTCTTTATCTTGAGGCTGAAAATTCAACACAGCCCATTACACTTTTTATCAATAGTCCTGGTGGATCAGTCACTGCTGGTATGGCTATCTATGACACCATGCAGTTTGTGCGGTGTCCAGTGTCAACCTATGTCATGGGTCAGGCCTGTTCCATGGGCAGTCTGCTGGCACAAGCCGGTGCTCCGGGTCAGCGATTTATTCTACCCAGTGCCCGTCACATGATTCACCAGCCTTCGGGTGGTGCTCGCGGCCAAGCCACCGACATGGAAATCCAAGTGCGTGAAATTCTTGAAATGAAAAAGAGTTTGACCAATATCTATGTCAAGCATAATAGTCGTGGCAAGACCTACGATGAGTTTGCCCGTGATATGGAGCGCGACAATTTCATGAGTGCTCAGCAGGCTGTGGACTATGGCCTTGCTGACAGCATTGTTAGCAAGCGAGTATAATAATTCAAAGTTGTTGACAATAAATGCGAGGCTTGTCCTCGCATTTTTTATGGCCAATTTCATGTGCTAAGTAAGCGGATGAAATGGCAACAAGTAAAAAAGCTTCATATTGAAATCAGTGCTCTGTGCAATGCGGCCTGCCCCAATTGTGCTCGGTATCCTACATCGGGCTATTATGAGTTACCTAGCATTAAACCAACTCATGTGTGGACTTTGGAACAAGTAAAGCAGAGATTTCCTGCTGGTAGTTTGGCCAACATAGAGTGGATTTCTTTTAATGGTACTGTTGGTGATTTTATTACCAACATAGAAGCATTGGAAATTATTCGATATCTTCACGAAAATGCTAGTCCAACAGTACATAAAATGATCAATACCAATGGCTCGGCAAGAAAAGAAGAGTGGTGGAGAGAACTAGCAGCCATTCCAAAACTAAGAGTAAATTTTGGCATAGACGGTCTCGGTGACACACATCATCTCTATCGGCGCAACACTGATTGGCAAAGAATAATTGACAATGCCACTGCGTTTATCAATGCCGGTGGCGAAGCAGACTGGGTCATGACAGTATTTCAACATAATCAACATCAAGTTGATGAATGTTCCAAGCTTGCATCTAAGCTAGGCTTTAAAAAATTCTGGGCCAGGCACACTGATAGAAATATTGTACCAGCCAGAGATCGCAACAGGCAAACAACGCATTGGATTCGACCTGCTGACAACGCTCCGCCAATGAAATTAAAGGTTGTAACTGAGCAATGGATTGCTTTCAAAGAACAGCAATTTCTTACAAAAAATTTATTCCAGTCGGGACAACTTCACAACGACAAGCCGTTGCCAAGTCTGGAAAATTGCGATAGCTTGCGCGAAAGAATGATCTATGTTGGAGCAGACTGGACTGTGGTACCTTGTTGTTTTCTTGGCGGTATAAGCTTTACTCGCGAAGGCGACAATCGCTATGACAACCTTGTCAATGCTCTCAGAGAAAACAATCTAACACTTGAGGATTTAAAAGCAAATGACACGCAAACAGTGGTTGATGTTGTGGATCGTGGATTTAATTGGGTGTACGATAGAATAACAACACCAAGAGCATTAACAGCCTGCTACAATCACTGTCATCCCAAAGATTCTGCCTTTCGAACCAGCCAGTCAGATATGAAATCTAAATATGCCAATACTGCAAGTTGAGTTTGATTTAGAATTTACCTTGACCTACAAGATCGCAGACTGCGAATCTGCTAGGTTCTTTTTAGACAGCATACAACAAGTGCGTCCTGAAGATATATGTTCTACTTCATTGAAAAGCGGATTTGCATCCAACGAGTTAATTGATTCGCAGATTGGGAGGCTCTATGAGGTTGCTGAACATATCAACAACAAATATCCCAATGAAGTAAAAATACTTTCACTAGAGCCAGACTGGAAACTGGCATTGCAAATGATGCACACACACTTTCCAGACTTGACAAACAAGCTTTTGGGTCCTGAACTACAGGAGATAACACCTAGCCTAGGCGAATTTAATGATCTAATACATTGGCTTGACAAAGAGCTAGAGCGAAAGCATAACGGAAATCTTCTCAACAAAACTTGGGCAACACTATGTTTAGATTTTAATAGATCTAAAAAATGTCAGCATCGCCCTTTACCAGTCAACGACTACAAACTTTTTACTCACAAACTTTATTTTGGCAGTCTGCATTTGCACTACGACAATGTTGGCCGTCACCCATGGGAACTTTTTAGCAGTTCTGATTATCACTGTCCAGCTGACCAAGTTATAAGTCAAAATCAAATCAGTCCTAGTTGCAACTTGTATTTTAACGATTGGGACCTTTTACGGAAAGAAAAACAGGTATTGTCACTGGATCGGTATCAGTTAAAATTCAACAAGTTTTACATGGATCGCGGTGGTGTTGATTTTTTCAAGTATGCACTTGATGATCCTCGGCTGGCAGTGGGCTATATGAAAATTGGCCAACTTGAAAACTTGGCCGAGTATTCGACTATTGAGTCTCGAACCTTGCTTAGAAATAAGTTGGCCCAAAGCAAAATCATATCCTGGAAAGTTGGTTGACCTTTATGCCGTAATAGGGTATAATAGTTGCATGATCGATTCAATTCTCAAATGGACCGCTTGTGCGTTTGTGTGTGCTGGTGCCTTGTGTACTAGCCTACGCATTGATCCAACCAACATCTACTTGCTTAACATTGGTACAACATTGTATCTGGTTTGGTCCATACGCATCCGTGAGATAAACTTAATAGTGGTCAATGGTTTACTTTTGGTCCTCTATGCAGTAGGGCTGGTTGTTTAACTATGGTAAAGTATCTCCTGCTAACCCATTGATATCACACCAAGAAAAAATCTAAAAAAAACGGTTGACTTTTGGACAGTTGGTGCTATACTAAGAGTATAAGATGGAGATGAGAGATGACGATCGCTAAGAACATTGTAGGTGGTTTGTGCTTTGCGGCGCTGTTCTATGCGTTCGCCTTTGCTATTGCTCTAACCTAGGAGATGCACATGGACAAGGTAATTCGTGACGGCAAGGTTGCGGTGTTGTATAGCCCGGACTTTGGCGCCGGTTGGTACACCTGGAACACCGAGCATCCCCAGTGCCTCTATGACCCTGATGTTGTGGCCTGGATCGAAGAGGATCTACCCGAAGAGGAATTTCCTGATCTTGAAGCCAAGTACGGCGAATACTTCTATGACGGCGGGCGGCGTGATCTTGTGATTGCATGGCTTCCTGTGGGTACTCAATTTAGGATCCACGAATATGACGGCAACGAAAGCATAGTGCTGGCCAGCGAAGAACAGTGGCAAGTTGCTTAAAAATCAAGCAAATCAAGGGGTTAGCTAAGTCATTGATTTATAACAGCTTTTGTTAGTGCTTGCTAACCCCTTGATTTTGTTGCAAAAAAACCACAAAAAAATCCTGAAAAAAGTGCCAAAAAACAGTTGACCTTTGGCTCTAGCCAGTGCATAATATGGGTATGATGAACGATACGGAGCAGACCATGAGCGAGTTCAAGAGCTGGGAAGAGATGACTACTTTAGAACAGTATGCTTGCCAGTACTGGGACATGTACAAGGATGCCTATGGCGTTCGTCCTCGTGGTATTGATACTTCTAGTTGGACCGAGGCTGACTTTGAAGCCGAGTTCAAAGTTCTAGGCGAAGCCATTGAGCGCGAAGAAATTGCTCGCAGGGCCGCTGAAGCCGAGGCTGTTACAAAGTTTGAACAGCATGTGGTCAACACCATGTGCATGGGTGCTCGTGACCGCGAAACTGCTCTGCGCTGGATCATGGATGCCAGCAATGCCAGCGGCGACTGGGAATATTTCTGTTACCTTAACGGCCTGCCTTATGGCTACTTTAACAAGGAGATGAGTCATGGTTGAAATTGGATGCTTGAGCGTGGTAGGCGGGTGGCAGACCTGCGTACTGGGTACAGACATTACCTTTGGGCCAGTGTTCAATAGGGTCAATGACCTTTGGGCCTGGCAACGAGTCAATCTTTTTGTTGCAAAGGAAGACCGGTGATGGACCAACCCCTGCCTTTGGGTATGCTGGCCAATAATTGGCCAGCGGTTCCTACTTTAAGTGATTGTTAAAAGGAGTCAATGATGGTTGAAGTAAAATATGATCAGCGGCACGGCGGCGCCTACGATCGTGGTTCAGCAGACAGTTACTATGGCAGGGCCTTTGCCCCTCATTACTATGTAGAGGGCACCGGAACCTCTAAGCGGGTTGAGCTTGAGGATATGACCGCAGATGAGATTGTGGCCTATACTGCTGGCTTCAATGACAACGAAGCCAACGGTGACAAAAAGTGCTGGGGGTGATCTATGAAAACGATATCTAAGATTCGGGACTTTTTGTTTTCAAGGTTCTATCAGTTATTCTTTTATTCTGAGGCCTTGTTTTTTATTGCAGTCATGGCGGCAGTGATATTTTTAATTGTGGGTCGCTAGTATGCCCACAAGCCTAGAATTTCCCTTCCTGGCTGAAGTTACCGCAGGAATGGATCCTGCAATGCTGGCGCATGTAAGACAGAACATTGATACCTTTAGCATTGAAGTAAGGATTGATTATGAGCGGTGGATACAGTACTGCAAAGAGTACGAGGATTGGATCGATGAGTGGTCAGGCAATACCTTACCCAACTCCGAGAAAGAAGCGCAAAATGAAATTTAATTTAAAAGCAAAAATTAGAAACTGGCTCGCTGATGTCGACAACGACGAATGTGTGAAACAGGATATTATTAGGCACGACCCAGATCGGATCAATGCTGAAAACGGTATCAACTTTCAAGTTATCAATGCCAGCGGTGGTCGCATTGTTCAGGTCCAAGTCTACGACAGGGTCAAGGACCGACACAGCACCAGCCTGCACATTATTACACCAGACGAGGACCTAGCCACTTCGTTGGCTCAGATTTTGGCTCTGGCTCAATTGTCTCGATAAAACGGTTGACATTGCGGCTAAGTGGGCTTATACTGAGCACATAAGCTAACAGAACGGAGATGACGATGCGAGTGAAGATGAGAAATTCCATGTGGGAAAAGCGGCATCTTTATTTTTTTCCCATCTCTGAGTTCAACGAATACGAAGGCGAGGAGATTCAAGTCAAGTGGCTCACGCCCAGTCAGATGGCTCTGACCACTGGTAATCCAGAATTTCCGTTTCGTGTGCTAGAGCGCAAGTACATTGTCAGCATTGATAACAGCTCTTACAGCCACGAAGCCACCGAAGTGGCCGCTAGAACCCTACGAGTTCGTGGTAGCAAAGGCAACGAGTATGTGGTAACACTTGGCCCAAATCCGCATTGCACCTGCACAGGATTTGGATTTAGACGGACTTGTAAGCACATTACGGAGGCACAAGCAATATGAGCAAGATGGTGGTTTTGCGATTCAAGGAAGGTACTTCAGACAAGATCTGGGGTTACCGGACTATGTCTGATAACACAATCAGCTTCTGGGGCCGCACAGGTGGTACCCTGGCTTTCAAGGTTTACCGCAGTTGGTTTGAAGCCGATGAAGTTGCCAGGACCAAGCGCCGTAAGGGCTATCACGATGTAGCTGAATTTCAGCAGGAGCAGGCATTACCTGCAGACTTTGAGGGTCAGCTCATGCTAGCGGCTTTGGGACAAGTGAAGTTTCCTTTGGCGGCATGAAAAAAGATTTTGAATTTTGCCAAGAAGTGGTTGACCTAGAAACTGCTTTATGGTATAATAAGAATATGGGCAGGAGCTCATATCCGACAGCAAGCGGTTCTTGCTAAACTTAGACACACCCAGGAGTAACCTAAATGTCTGATAAACTCTTTACTGTTGCCGGCTATTCTACCAAGGATGGTAAGACCAAGGCACGATTTGCAACTGACATGACCCGCATCAAGACGCTGGTCAAGACTGGTCATACTGATATTCAGCTGTATGATCTGCCCAAGCCTTTCTCCAAGGTTGAAGCACTGGAGTTCTTGCATGCCAAGCACATTCCAGGTCACGCTGGTATGGCCATTACCGAGGAGCTCGCCAAGCGCACCAAGCGCAAGGTTGCTGACTTGGTTAAGAACGGCCCGGTTTCCAAGGCCGCCTAATTTCTTGGGCCCTTGGGGGGCGGGCCAAAGCCCCCTGTAATTTTCTGTGAGGCGACTGTGACCTATATGAATACCTGTCCGTTTAATATTCACGCTCTTGAGATTCATCCCAGCCGACTCAACAAAGAAGCAATCCTTGAAGCCGAGGCTCTTGCTGGCAACAACGAGCTGTTTGAGGGTATGCGTCTTGCACTTGATCCTATGATTACCTTTGGGGTCAAGAAAGTGCCCAAGCATGGTGGGCCAGATGGACAGGGTTTGCCTTGGAAGGCATTTCGTGCGCTGGCAGACAGTCTTGCCGAACGCAAGCTCACTGGCGATGCGGCTCGCGATGCCATTGAACTCTGTCTAAAGTCTGCCAAAAAGACCGAATGGAATGATTGGTACATGCGTATCCTTACCAAGGACCTGCGCTGTGGCGTCAGCGAGACCACTGTCAACAAAGTTGCCAAGAAGATCAATCCTGCGTATATGATTCCGGTCTTTGAGTGTCAGCTAGCACATGACAGCGCCAATCACGAAAGCAAGGTATGTGGCAAAAAGCTAATCGAAGTAAAACTAGATGGTGTGAGAGTGTTGACTACC